AATGACCTAGCCGCTCGTTACGACATTGATTGGATAGGTGACCTTGCGACAGATAATCGCGAACACCTATCTCGTGGGGCCGTCGGTACACATCCGGCGGTGCTTGCAGCATTGGACGGCGCGAGCGGGCAGGTGCAGGCAGCTCTCATTCAGGGCGGCCAATATACCGTCGCAGACCTATCGAACCTTACGGGCGTAAACAAGGCGTATCTCGCAGACCTCGTTTGTGGGTTAGCGATCATACGCCTATACGAACGGCGGGGCGAAAGCATACCCGCCAACGCGGAAGCATCGCAGCAGAAATGGTGGAGCTTGCTGGACAAGCTCGCAAACGGTGCGAACGTCTTTAATTTGCCGTCGCAGCTAGACGCTACGGTGGTCGATCATACGGGGCCAACTGCGGTTCAACTGCAAAACCGCAACGATTTAACGGTGCGGAGCAAGCAATTCCCACCGCCAATAACAAGACTCCCAACAGCTCAAGGTGGTGGAACATGACACTCGTACCGGGGCGAGTAGCTCCCCAAGCCGTCGGCAACAATCCTGATCCGAACACCGGAGCGGGTACAACACAATACAACGGCGTAGACGTAAAAGTTGCCGGTGCTAGCAATATCTACATCGGCAATTCTCTCGACCCAGAGGACACGCTGTATTGGCTCGGGCAACAGATCGACGACATGGCGATTGTTACTCGCGAGTTTTTCAACGACGTACCGGCGGACAGTCACGGCGGCCCCCAAGGGCCACCGATTGAGCGGCAGGTGCTCGGGCGAATCGTTCAGCTCAGTTTCAATCTCAGCACGTGGAGCCAGCGTACCCGGACGTGGATTGAGCAGCAAAACACAGCGTACGAGACTCCCGGAACTATTTATGAGTGGGAAGTCGGCACACCGCTTTTTCAGTACCACGCTTTCCGTATTTTGATCGTTCCAGCACGGGATAACCGCATCACAGCGGCAGCTCCGGCTACGAAATCCCAAGACTGGTTTACGTACAATTTCCCGTGCTGCGTAATGGCTTCGCCAATCGAAGCAAGCCAGAGCACAAAATTCACCGGACTGAGCTTCACAATGGAAGCTCACCGCGTCCCGCAGATCAACAACGCACTAAAGGGCGTAATCTGGAACCGGAGCGTCGCAGGGCTTTCTACAGCCGTTTCCGCTCAGGAAGCAGAAATGCAAGCTCAGTACGACGCTATCGTGGCAGAGAGAGCGAAAACCGGCCCCGTTGTCGAAGAATAGCATCGGTTGGGACTTTTCACGCGCGGCTCGGGTTGGTTCCCACCGATCCTCCACCGGCTCGAGCCGCGTGTTCACCATTGTCACCACGTCACGAGCTTTTTAGTGGCGTAAAATATTGAATCGGGAACCGCACGATCATCTCTATATCGCCACTGTCCCGAGTATTGCGGGTTCGACCACCGTACTCGAGCGGTATAGCAATAGTGTCGTTTAGCTTTTGAATATTCAGATATCGGATGTCTCGGTTCCGGTCAGCGACGACCAGCATCGTCCGCACTTTGAAGGTGCGATACAGCTCTTGCGTTTTCTCGAACTTGCTCGCGGAGAGCATCACGTCCGGGTAATCACCCCAAGCAAAAGACCGGCACTTTACCTCCACAAACGCATGAATTTCATTCGTTTCTGGCTTCCGAGCCGCGTAGTCTAGTATTTGGTGGTGAGACAATGGCTGAAGGTAGTATTGCCAAGCCCGCTCTAGCTCACGCTTCACATGCTCTTGGTTACGAATATCGCTCTCGCTCTCGTATATCGGTCGCCCCATCGTGAAATGCCTTAATTGCGGAAACAAGGTTACAAACGGCAAGACACTTTGCGAAAAGTGCATCTGCCAGAAATGTAGGCGTATCAAAATTCTCTGCGATTGCAAGCGGAAATAGTATTGACGGGTGAAACAGTCGGTCGATATGCTATTAGCTCACAGTTAATTTTCTTTATGCAAAGGGGTTTGCAAATGGCATCTTCAGCCACGGCATCAGAGCCACTCATTATCGAGATCGTTCACAGCGATCACGTTTACACAGCTACAGCATACAGCCTAGCGTCTCTCGAGCGTTACTGCTCGGATTGCGTTCGCAGCAAGCGAGCGTTTCGGTTCGGCGATATCCGCAGCTACGGCACGCACAACATTACGCAGCTATGCCGCGTTCTGAACGGTATTCGTCACTTCGGCACGTTCGACAAATCTCTAACCAAAACCAAGTGAGGGCGTACCGATGGATCTTCAAGAATTTAAGGACAAAGCTGACGGGTATATCGCAATGGTGCTCGACAATCAGTTGACGAAGGACGACGCGGGTGACGCGATTAACGATTGCCTTAGCGCAGTCGCAGAGGACGAGCAAGAAGAAGGCTACGACTATTATTCGCAGCAGTGGGTCAAATGGCTTATGAACGGAGAATCAAAGTGAGCACACCAAAACCAGAGCGGTTGCAGTTTGATCTTTACGACACATCAGGAGAGCTTTCGTGCTCGTTGTTGCTGTCGAAGGTAGCACGTTGGGCGGATCTTGCTCTTGAGCAAGTCGCTGTAGAAATGGAACACACAACATTGATAAGCGGTCGCGATGCAGTGCGATACCGCGTTAGTTCAACCAAAAAAGTTTCGTTTGCACGAGCATTGTTAGTGCGAGCATGGGTCGATGGATGGAACAGGGGTTAATTATGAGCAAAGCAGTAGACAAAGCCCGCGAGACGTTGAGGCAGCTCGAGGAAGCGCGGCAAATCATGATAGACGAGGAGCTAGACTCGCTCGTCCCGACCGCGCACAAGTTTTTGGAAGCTCGCATAGCAGAGGCGAAGGAGCGGCTGCGAGACGAGCTGGACATGGACGCAGACAAATCAGACCATCGGTGGAGGTAACAAATATGCAGACCGTAAGACAGCCGCGTAAGAGACGCACGTGTAATTGGGTAGAGTTTATCCGGTGGTGGAAGCGATGCGGCGACCGCGACGTTAAGCCGACCTACGAACTGTATAAAGCGTGCTCGCTACAAGACCGGCGGATGATTAAGCAAATTACTGAACTTTGGAAACTCGAAGAAGAAGGAAACGAAGATGACAACTGAGGAATATCACCACGAAGCGGCTCGCGTCGAAGAAGAACGCAATATCTACATCGTAAAGCTATGGGTCGAGGGCAAGCATCACTCATTCTTTGAGGGCCATCTTTGCACGCAGCTCAATGAGCTTTCCGTAAGCGCAAGCTGGACGTGGAAGTGCTTTCGTTGCGAGTCCGAGCAGGAGCAGCTTATCGTGCTCATGCACGACCAAAGCAGCTTGCTACCGGATGAAAAACAGCGAGTCGATGCGTTCATCGAAGGATTCTGGGCGGGGCTAGTTAGGTGATTCCAGCAATTAAAGCAGCACAAGCACGTTTGTGCGTTTGTTTGTACCCCGTCGTTACGTGCAGCGACGGGTTTTTTCTTGTAACCAACTCGGGCGGCAAAGCGCGTTATTTGGTTGCGATCTTAGACGACGGAGAGCTGTTCGTTCATCGGTTCACGAGGCGTGAAATCGAGCAGCATATCCGCGACAACGTGAAGGGGTTTGAAGCATGTTAAAAGCAGAAAAACAGAAAGAGCTGAAGCTCACGTTCGTTGCAGCCGACGCTCTCGATACTCACGAGCAAATGGCAATCACGGATGGACTGTCGGGGCATCGAGCGGTACACAACGTTGAGAGCATCAGCGAAGAAGCGAGAATGACTGCCACGCAGGTGCAGCACTGGGTTTATACGTACGAGATAGAACTTTGCGACACTAAAGAAGAAAACGAGGTAAGACTACTATTCGCCGGTTTGTGGATCGGATTAACGCAAGCAAAAAGCAGCAGGCAGCACGGTGAAAATTACGTCGATGCGAAATGGAAAGTGACTTCAGACGTGAAAACGGACGCATGGCATCTACAGCAAATGCACAGCGCTGCGTATAGAAAACTGAGCTGGTACGGAACGCGGAAGCACCTAGAGCCGAGCGACGTAGAGGCGACAGTTTCCACACACGAACACCGGGAGGAGGACTTTAGGGAACCGCCTTGGACGGCGTATGAATACACCTTCGAGTGCCACAGCCAGATAACTAAAGCTGACCACCGAGCGTTCCAAAATTGGCTTGAAGGCTATTTGGAGGCAGTGCAGCACCAGCAAGACATAGAGGATTTTGTAAATGAGTGAACGAAAATCACTTTTGATTATTTTTGTGTTTTGGTTTCTGGGTTTTTTACTTGCCGGAGGAATTTGAGATGGGTGCAAGTGTAGCAAGACTCGAGTGGTTGCTCGAGCGCAAGAAGGGCATCGGCGGCAGCGACATCGCAGCCGTTTGCGGGCTAAACAGGTACCGCACACCGATGGACGTTTGGTACGACAAAATCAGCGACGTGCGGGACGAGGAACCGAACTTAGCGATGAAGCTAGGCACGTATCTCGAGCCACTGATCGTGAAAGAATACGAAGCGATGACCGGCAACAAAGTCGTCGTAAACTTGGACGCGATCAAGCACGAGCGATACCCGTTTGCTCGGTGCAATCTGGACGGGATGGTGCTCGCAGCAGACGGCGGGAAGGGAGTGCTCGAGGTAAAGACGGCAGGAAGCAGTAGACATTGGGGAGCAGGCGAGGAGGAAATCCCCGACGAATACTACTGCCAAGTTCAGTGGAACATGCTCATTGCTGGACTCGACTGGGCCGACGTTCCCGTGCTGTTTTTCGACTATGGCCGCCGCATCGAAATCTACACGATTGAGGCGGACAGCGATTTTCAGCAGTTCTTGGTGGACAAGGCTGAAGCGTTTTGGGAAGCCGTTATCACCGAGACAATGCCCGACCCGAGAAGCTCGGCAGAGGCAGAGAAGGCGTGGCCGTCGCACCGCGAGGGTGTACGCCAGCAGGTGACGCAAGAGCTTGCGGAAACGCTCGAGCAGCTACGTGCAGTCAAGAAGAAAGCGAAAGAGCTGAAAGACACGCAGACGATGCTCGAGGGCCGCGTGAAGATTGCAATGAAGGACGCTGAGAGGCTCGTAGACGGCGACCGCGTGCTATGCACGTGGAAAGCCAGCAAGACTAACCGGCTCGACCAGACAGCTCTCAGAGAGCGTCATCCCGAGATCGTTAAAGAGTTCACTAAACAAACAAGCAGCAGAAGGTTTTTAGTCAAATGAGCGAAGTAAATAAGCAGCTAGCAGAAATCGTCGAGCAAGAAACGCAGACAATGACAGTTTCGGAGCAGGCGCGCACTCGAGGCACGATTGAGGCATCCTTGACCGTCGCAGCGGCTCGTCCACGAGATGAGGCACGGGCGATTAGTCAAATTGCCAACAGTTGCCAGAGATTGCGGTTAGCGGAGTCAGCGGTTTACAGCTACAGCAAGGGAGGCAGCGAGATTACCGGCCCGAGTATTACGCTCGTGACTCAGGTTGCTCTCGCGTGGGGTAACGTCGATTGGGGGTATCGGGAGCTATCGCGTGGACGCGGCGAAAGCACGGTCGAGGCGTATGCGTGGGATCAGCAAACCAACGCCCGGTACTCGCGGCAGTTCATCGTCCCGCACAGAATCCGCGTCGGAGGGCGGCAACGCCAGCTACGCGAGGATGAGCTAGCGGACTGGATCGCTAACCAAGCTCAGAGACGGGTGAGAACGTGTCTGGAAAATGTGATACCGCGAGACGTGATTGAGGAAGCCGTAGACGAGTGCGAGCGGACGTTGAAATCGAACGTGGACTTGGACAAGTCGAAGATCACAGCGATGATCGGCAAGTTCGAGGAAATCGGAGTTTCGCGAGAGCAGTTGACGGCAAAAATCCAGCGGTCACTAGATGCGATTCAGCCAGCTCAGTATCTCGCTATGCGGAGAATCTTCACGTCGATTAAGGACGGCTTAACGACGGTCGAGCAGGCGTTTCCAAAGCTCGAGGAAGCAGTGGACGAGGAAAAGCCGCCGAGAAAGCGGAAGGTCGCCGATGACGTATAAGCTCACTCAGCAGCAGGTAGATGAGGTTGCGATGCTACTTGAGACTACATCGCTTTCGCTAGAAAACGTCGGCAAGAAAGTCGGCGTGAGCGAAGTCTCTGTACGTCGCATCATGCACGGTAGGCACAAACTGCACAGCAAACCGTGTCTGGATAGAATCAGTCGCAGTTCAGTCAGAAGGCCGCTCAAGAGTTGGCATCGCGATTGGATCAAGCAACTAGCAAAAGAGGGTTGCGGGGCGACGGAAATTGCCCAGCGAACCAAGTCGTCTCGCTCAACAGTTTGGCGAGTTCTTAATGCGTAGAAAGTCGTGGGGGCGGCTCTGCAAAACCGCCCCCACTCCCTCTCTCTAAACCAACACTTCGGAGCACAAAGTATAGCATGAAAACGAAAGAGTATCATTGGTTTCCGCTGTACGCTGACAAGTGGATTGTCGGCACGCGGTATCTGACCTTGCAGCAGCAGGGAATTTATTTGCAGTTGCTTTTGCTGCAATTCAAGAAAGGCCCGTTCACGGTCGAACAGGCAACGCGAGCCACCATGCCAAGCTCGGAAAGCGAGCACAGCGATATGGACTTCGTACTGGACGACAAGTTTGAGTACGCGGACGGAAAGTATTGCAATCAACGCATGGAAGAAGTGCGTGAGGAGCAGCAAGAGAAGTCACAGAAGCGTCTCGAGAACATGGAGAAGGCAAGAGAACGCAAGGCACGCAGCCGTCACAAAATGCAGACTAATGCAACGACCGTTGCGTCACAAGGAGGTCACAGTGACAACAGCGTGACACACTCTACAGAGAAAGAGAAAGAGAAAGAGATAGAGTTAGAGAAAGAGCTAGAGATAGATACTACTGCGCTTGTCGCTTCGCTCAAGCAGAGATGGAATGAGGCCGCTGAGCGGCATGAAGCAATCAGACCGATTAGCGAAGTGACGAAGAAGCGCAGACGTGAGTTTCTCACAGCGGTTAAGAATCACAACGGTTTCTATGCGAAGTGGAAGGTGGCGGTGGACAAGCTACCGATACCGAACACCGAGCGTTTTACATTTCAGCCGTCGTTCGACTGGATGCTGAAGTACGACAACGTAGTAAAAGTTTTTGAAGGGGTTTACGAAAATGCAAAACAACCAACTAAAGAAGAACAAATCAGCAAGCGAGTCGATGGATTCCTACAAGGAGATTGAGCGGCAGCAAAAGCTACGTTTCGCAGCCGTGATCGAACAGCTCGGAATTGTGTACGGAAAAGAAATCGACGATCTGCTTTTGCGGGCGTACTGGGCATCTTTAAAAGACGTAAGCATCGACGATCTGGAAAACGCAGCATACGCGCACATTGCTCTCGAGAAGTGGTTTCCAAAGCCGTGCGAGCTACGAGGTGCAGACGAGACGGCTATCTCGATGCGAGCGTGGGACACGGCGATAGCAGCAGCGGGCCGCATCGGAGCCTACAAAAACGTGGACTTCGAGGATTTGTTGATTAATGCGACGATCCGGTTCCTCGGCGGCTGGACGCGATTCTGCGAAATGAAAACCGACGAGGAGGATTGGCGGCGTAAGGAGTTTTTGCAAGCGTACCGCGACTTCCGGCGCTCCGGCGTTTCGGGCAGCCAGTGTCAGCCGCTACGCGGCATAGCGAGAACGACTACGCGAACTATTGCTATTGCAGCCCCGGCGATAAATGGACGAAAACATCTACTAGAGGTCGCGGATAGGGAGCGACCCGAGCAGACAAGGAAAGCACTCGAGAGGATCGGAGTTAGCAATGATGCAATTCAAAAGAGTTAAGATTTTCGATATTTGGAAAGTTCGGCCAACGCGGGAAGGATCGTATATCAGCGACGGAAACGGGCAAATCTATTACATACCGCGAATAGTCGAGGGCAACGTTCCCCACGATGCTATCCACCGAGAGGGGCGTATTTGGCTAATTCTCGACATAAAAGGCCACGACGTTTTGCGATGGAAGTTTAATCAACCAATTTGGGAGGGGTGGGACTAATGGAAACGGCAGAGAAACGAAAAGAGCAGCAGCTATCGCTCGTTTGGGAAAACGCGGCATCCGACTGGAAGCAGCAAGCGAGGCAAATCGTGCGAGAAGCGTTTATGCTGGGAGATACGTTTACCGGGGAGGACATACGCTTGATTTGCGAGTTTAAAGACGTGAAGCCGCATCATCCGAACGCATGGGGAGCGTTCACTCGCTCGTTGCGAATGGCGGGAATTATTGAGGAAACAGGTGAGTGGGTTGCGATGCGTGGCCCGAAAAGCAACGGTCGGAGAACGCCACAGTATCGGAGGAAAGCGTAATGCACTGGCTAGACGTAACGGCGGACGCACAATCCGTCGAAACTCGGACAGAAATCCGGCTCGATAAGCCGATTTTTACAATGGCAATAATGCTCGACGACTTCGCAGTGCCGAGCTGGAATCGCATGTTAGCAATGCACCACATGACGAAAAACCGGCTGATAAGACTGACAGAGGCTAGAGTGCGTGAAGCACTTTGCGGGCATGAGTGGGCGGTTCCCATCATCAACATCGAATACGAGGCACTGACGAAGCCGACAAAGGGCAGGAAAGAGCTTGTTAAGCAGATGAGGCAGGAAAACCCAGCCGAGCACGAGTTTCTGAAAAAGTTTGTTGCTCGGGAGGAAGTGGTTAAAGCAATTACCGAGCGACCACGCGAGTTCGACGGCCCGCTGACGCTGAAGTTCAGTCATTGGAGAAAGCGGCTAATCGACGTGGACAATCTATGCGTTAAGCCACTAATCGACGCAATCGTGCGCACTGGACTGATTCCCGACGACGGGCCAAAAAACATCAAGCAAATTTGGCAAGCTCAGCACTCGACGAAAGAATTGGAGAATCACGACTTTGGAGCGGAGTTTGTGGTTTGCGAAATTGAGGAGTTTCAAGGGTTCTTCACCAACGTAAATAAGCCCGAGGACGAGGACGACGACGAGGAGCTTGCGTAGTCGGCAACTACTCGTTTATTTTGTTACAGCCGCCGGGGTCGTCTAATTTTATGCAGCCGCCCCTTTGCAGATTGGCTTACTCCGGCGGCGTTTTTTCTCATTCACGGAGGTTTCAATGAAATTCGCAATCAGTGTATTAGCGGCAGCTATTGTTTTCGCGCTTGTCACGTCGGACAGCCCAGTTGACGCAGGCAGCAAAAAGCCAGCAGCAGGCGAGCCGACCATCATTCGCAGCAAAGCAAAAACAATTACGGTTCCACAGGTGGAAGTTCCTGAGATCACCGTTCAGGCAGTCTTGCCTCGCGTTTTGGCACGTCCCGTCCGCACCAAAAGCGTTACAATCAATCGTGAGAGCAGCCGCCGGTTGCTACCGAGATTGCTACGTCGCAGGGCATTGGGATGCGAAATTCAATCATCGCAGCAATAACGCTTTTCAGCGTAAACAACGTCGAAGTACCGCAGCGGCCACGGGAGTTTTCCGTGGCTGTTGTCGTTTGTAGGGACGACACGGCGCAGCAAATAGCTCAGGCTCGTGCTGACTACATGGCGGAGCACGGCTATCGAGGGCATCCACCTCGTAGCGTGGCAGATTGGAGAAACATTGAACAAGCTACGTTTGAAGGTGTAGGTTGGCGGTATCGAGTGGTGCAGCGAGAGCTAGTACCAACGTGCAGGCCGAGCGGCGTTAGTTCGGCATCGAGCGACGATTCGCGAGAGCTTCTCGCTGACGCATCAGCCAGCTCAGAGTATGGCAGTTTCCGGGTTAGGATTTGGGGAAAGTGATGATTGAGAGAGCTTTACGTAAAAGCGACCGAGACAGGATACGCAAATATGCTCGCGAACGGTGGGAGTCACGCTTGCGGCACGACGGGAAAATGAGTGCCGATACTGCGAGTTTGATACAGCAGGACGTGTTTCGTTACATTCGCAGAACGAAGGTGGGAGGCGGCATCTTTTCGGCGATTCTCATAAAAATCGCTATGGCGTTCGCGGCAGCACTCATCAGGAAATGGCTCGAAAATTGGTTGGAAGATAATGAAAGAAGATAGAGGATTCAGGTTTTTAGTGGGGTGTTTCGTAATCTTCACCGCATACAAGCTCTACACGGCTGGGTGGTTCGAGGCGGTAAGTGGGGACGACGAAGCCGTCGGTAATGCCGACGCAATCGCTATTGTCGTGCAGGCTATCGTGTCAGCGGTCGATCTTGTTGGTTACGTTGCGATTATGCTCGTAGCGGGAGCGTGGCCCACGGTTAAGTCGATCATTCAATCGCTTATCGGAATCATCAGCCCAGAGGAGCCAGAGCTGACAAATCGCGAAAAGCTGGAAAGTGGATTGCTTACTCGAGATGAGGAGCGTGAGATCATTCGGCAGGTGATCGAGGAAGTTCGCAAAACACAAAGCCAAAAAAAACGGGGGCAATAATGAGCGTAGAGGCACAAAAAGCGCTGTTTTTGGCGGCTATGGCGCTTGTGGTCTATTTTGCATCGCAGCAACCAAAAAAGCAGGGAAAGCCGAAAGTGAACACGGAAGCCCCAGACGCTATTGTGCTCGTGCCGCCCGGCGGCATTGCCGGTAGCCTACTGATCGACGAGTGGGCGAAGGAAAACGGCTACGAAGTTCGCAGGTACGACGACGGAGTATCGGTTGCCGACGCTGAACCGTGGGTTACAGAGCTTTACGACGCTACTAAGGGACACAGGCCAGCGGCAGCGGTCAGTGTAGACGGCAAGCTCACGATCATCGAAGTGGATGACGACCTAATTGATAACATAAAAAAGGTAACGCAATGAGTTGGGACGAACCGAGCGACGACTTCGGGCTGATTGAGCGAGACTACGCATCGGAGCCAATCGGCACAGTCTGCGGTCAATGGGACGGCGGATACATCCCCCGGGAGCAGTGGCCCGAGCGAATCGCCGAAATCAATCGGCTCAAGCTATCCCCGATTCTGTTCCACAAGTTCTACGGCGTCCCCGTTCTGAATCAGGACATCACGAAATATTGTTGGTGCTATTCGGTGGTCGCAGGCGTAATGAACCGGCTCGCGTTTATGGGAATCAATGACCCAGTGCCACACCTCTCCGCTACAGCGGTTGCAGCCGTCGGGACAAATTTTAGGAATATCGGCGGTTATTGCACTCGAGCGGTTCAATACATTCAGGATCAAGGCGGCGTTCCGAACGTGCAGGTATGGCCGAACGGCTACCATCTCGACCAGCTCTACAAAAACCGACCAGAGGTGGCAGACAGCAGGCGGAAAAACCAGCTCACCGAATTTATCGACTTCGGGCAGGACTTAGACGCGGCAATCTCCGCAATGCTCGGCGAAGAACCGATACCCGTAACCTTTTCGCTTCCATGGTGGAGGCACGCGGTATGCGGACTCGAGGTGCTGGACACCGGCAAAGGTGATGCAAAATCGCTCGACAGGTACGGCATCCGGTTTGTAAATTCTTATGGGCCAGAGTGGGAAAATGGGGGATTCGGCGAGTTTTACGGTAAACGTATGGAATCGTGGGAATTGGTGGGCATATCTCACGTGAAGGCAAGGAAAGAATAATGCTCGGAGCGACCGACCCTACTCAGGTAACAATGCTACTCGGAGCTTGCGGAATACTCGGAACGGCGATTGCCGCTCTGTATCGGCAGCAGACTACGCATTTCAACAGTCTTGACGCGAAACTAAAACACGCGGAATCAATGCTTCAAGATTGTCAGGACGACCGATTAGCGATCTGGAAATTGCTCGCCAAGCAGCAAGGAGTTGAGGTCGAGGCGATTAGAGGGAAGCAATAATGCCGATTCCAAATAACGGATACATCAAGCTAAACAATACTACAGGCAGCAGCACAACAGCTTCAGGCTGCGGAGCTTCAAATCTGTACGGCTCCAATAACGCAATGTTTAGTTCGGGAAGCAACACCATACAGGTGAGCGGAGGCGGAGGTATCAGCCCGGGGGACGTGCTTTGGGTAGATGCAAACGCCAGCAGCGGCGGCTCAACCAACTATCGAGAGTTTTTTGAGGTTGTTAGCGAATCGGGCGGATACGTCACTACGGTTGAACAAACAACCAACTCAGCAATGGGCGTTAGCTGGGCGGTCGGCGGCACTCGCCGGACACTAGGCGATGTCGAAAATCTTTTATCCAACCCTCTCCAAAACGGCGCGACTTCATTCGAGCTAGAAACGGATCAGCTTGTTTATTGGCAGACAAACCAAGTCGCGACCGGCTCAACATTTGCGTTCAAATCGGACGATGAGCTAGTTAAGCGAAAAATCACAATTTACGGCAATGATTTCTTTAAGCCGGGAAGCATCAATTACTGCGAAAACATATTATTTAAGCCGTATAACCCAACTGGAATAACACTTGGTGGGGTAAACGGAGCATTTGGCGGTTACGGTGGAGATTGCATCATCAGTTGCTACCGTTGCGATATTGGCGAGTTAAACGGCAATACTTTTGACGCGGTATGGGGTGGTTCGTTTGGAGGAGACGGAATACTGCGGTGCAATCAAACGCTAGTTTATCAATCGCCATTTGGAACACTTTGCGGAGAAGTTGACGCAAGCAATTCGATGTTCTACCAAGCTACGGGCTATTTATTTTCTACGGCGGGGCAACTATGGACAGCCGATGCGAGATTTCACAGTTGCGTGCTCGCTGTACCTTCCTACTGTTCCTACATCACAAACCCCTCGTATCTTTGCGAGAAAACCAGAATAGAGGATTGCGTCCTCCGTGGCGGAGTGAATGGTACTGACTATTGGGGTGCTGCGCTGACGCAGGGCGGAGACGATACTTTCCAATCGTTCACGAATAACGTCTTGGTGGATTTCCCAGCTAACTCGATTTCGTACGGCAACAATATGAGCCGCACGAAGTATTACAACATGGCACTCGCGCCGACTGCTACGGAATTTCCTACTTTGTTGCCCGGCGATCCGTTCGTAGCCGGAGTGACCCTAGACTTCAATCTCAACAACAACACAGCGGGCGACCAACTGCGAGATCAAAGCGGCGACACGCTTATAAACACGCTGATTTACCCCTACAGATATTTACTCGATCAATTACCGTCGGGCGGGGGTAATGTCATTCTTATTGAGGACAATTAAATGGCGTTCGACCAAACGCTCCTACGCGGCACGACGAGCAAAATCATCGAAATTGTCATGCGTGACGCGACGACCGGGCAGGGATTAACAGGCGTGAACGCCGTGAATCTTACAGCGTATTATGTTCTTGAAGGCGGGACAGCGACGGCGCACACGCAGCCAGCAAACGGGCTACCGGGGGCGACGTATAATGCAGGAGTGTGGGCGGAAGTCGATTCCACCAACATGCCCGGCGTGTATCAATTTCATCTCGACAACGCTCTGTTCAGCGGAGCACAGGACTCAGCAACGCTCTACCTGACTTACACGGGAGCACTAAATAAGATCATCCGTTTCTGCGTGCTCGATGCAGACTTACGCGATGCAACCAGCCTTGGACTTACACGGCTCGATGACACTATTAGCAGCCGCAGCACTTTAGCGGCGACAGACATTATTACAGGGCCAGCTATCGACACAATTCTTCTGAACGGAAAGGGAGCCGTAGAGAGAATTGGCGCAATGTCGGATGCGGCGGGCAATGCAATGAACGCACCACTAAATTTCTCCACTTTACTGATCGGCTCGACGACCGCGGGAGCAATCGACAGAGTGACCTTGGTTGATACTTGTACGGCCAACAGCGATATGCGTGGGACAAACGGAGCAAACACTGTAGCACCGGACAACAGCACCATCGCGACGATAGACACTAACGTCGCTAGCATCATCGCGGGGACTTCTCCGGTCACAGCGAATGACGTTACGGTTGCAAGTTTCAACGCAGCAGCGTTAGAGCAGTTTGCAACGCTAAACACGACAGCAGTGTCAGCGGATATTGTGGCAGGCAGCGTAATTCAGCTAATGCAGGACGAGGTTACGCTCGTTGACGCGACTCAAGCGGGATTGGCAAAGTTCGCCAACACTGACACGGGTGAGACGGCAGCAGCTTCCGGCTCAGTTGCAGCACTTGCTCAAGGCAGCGCGGGCGGCAACGTAACCGTTGGGGATATCACGCAAACGGCACTGGCGAAGTTCGCTAACACCGACACAGGTGAAACAACAGCGGCTACCGGATCGGTCGCAGCTCTGTCACAGGGCAGCGGTGGCGGTGGCTCAGTGCAAGTCGGCGGATTCGACACGGCAGCACTGCTCGAGCTAGTCAACAACAACACCGGAGCAACGGCAGCCGCAGCAGGATCAGTTGCAGCTTTATCAAAAGCCGACGTTTCTGCATTGGCAACATCAACAAACGTCAGCGATTCGACTAGCACGATACAAACCGACATCAGCAATTTAAACGATCTGACCGCAACGCAAGTCGAGAACGCAGTGTGGGACGCACAATCGAGTGCTCATACGGCCAGCGGGACAATGGGTAAGTTGCTCGACACCATCAAAAAGAGCAATCTATCGGTAGATGGAACAGTTGCAGGCACGCCGACATCGACGCAATTCGACTCAGGAATTACCGGGTACGGCACAGGTGCGTTCAACGAGCAGATGCTCGTATTTCTCACCGGAAACTGCACCGGACAGTCTCGAGGGATTCTCTCGTTTGACGCAACTAACGGCACTTTCACGTTCGAGGAGCCGTTTGTCGGGTCAATTCTCAACGGTGACGAGTTTGTGATTCTCCCGTATCACGTTCACCCAATCAGCGAAATTCAAGCTGGGTTAGCAACCACCAGCGACCTCGCACCGCTAGCGACCTCGGCGGAGCTTGCGCCGCTCGCAACGTCGGCAGAGCTTGCGGGCTTAGCTCAATCAAGCGAGCTAGTGCCGTTGGCTAGGACAACCGACCTTGCGACGGTCATCAAAACGGGGCAAAGCTACACAGCGACCGCTCAGTCCGGCGATACAATCGACGTAACTCTCTCGTAGGCGTGACATGGCACAGCAAAACAGTTTCGCGACCTTTTTCGGGGCAATTTACCCGGCAGAGTCCGACGTGGTGAACACAGCGCCGCAGTACGGGGATGCGATCAATACGTTGGCCGGAACGCTTCCACCGTCGGAAGGTGTAGTGCCAGCACCGACAGACGTTAGAGCAGGCGTGACCGTCGGATTTACCGTCGGGAACATGACACTACCTACTCAGCCGCAAGTCCAACAGGGCGTGACTTTTGGAGCAAACGGCAATGAATTCACAGGGACTTTGTACGTAAACGTGATACCAACACCACCAGCAGCAGATATGTGTCGGCTCAAGATTCAGGTAGCGCTGAATGGAGAAGCCGTGGACGAAGCTCTCGTAAAATGCACGCTATGCGAAGCAAACAGCGTCGTGAACAACAACATTGATCCGTCAGTGGTTCGCAACGAAGTCGCGACCGTGCAGGGATATGCAGAGCTGGATCTTTACCGGCAAGTAGCGTTCACTCGAGGAACCGGCGACTATATGATTCAGGTAGAGCACAACGGCCAGATCCTTGCCAGCATTAAATCAGCAATGCCAGATCAGGCGGAAGTGTTCCTATCCGAATTGGTAACGTCGTCGAATCCAGATTACACAGGGGGCTAGGATGATACGCAGGTGGTTGCATCGTCGCAGATTGCGAGCAGAGAACAAAAACCGCAACATATTCACGTATGAGGCAAGCGGCGAAAAGCGATATGCCGATCCAATGGCGATTGCTCTCGCTCTCAAGTTTGATAAGCGATACACCGAGCAGCACTTGCAGCAGGCCAAGAATCTCGAGCCAGCTTCTATGGAAATCGTTGCACAAGCGGCGGAAATAGCGTTCGGGATTCCACGGCTGGACGAGAAAACCGGCGAAGGCATGACAATCGCGGAACTGATCGGATTGGTCGATGCTTTCGATCTATGGTGCTTCCAGATTCAAAAAAAAACGGCCCATTCTGCGACGTAGCGGCATCCTACGGAGTTGGGGATTTGAACCAACTCATCGAAAAACGCTACGATCTATTCTTCTCGTTGTGGCTTAACAAAGACCGGGCGATCATTCGGCACGCAGAGTCAGTCAGACTCGGAACAGTTACAGCCATGACGGGCAGCCAGAAAGTCGGTTGGTACGCGGCATTAACGGATACCGTGGACGAGGCAAAACACCACTTCCACAAGCACCAAGCGGCAATGGTACGTACCAAGAAAGCGTGACGGTCGCGTGACACTCGCGTGACACACAGTAGCGTGGCAGCAAACGGAGAAGCACCGAAATGGCCGACAACCGCAGGATGGAAGATATTTTGCGACAGGGGCAGCAGCAGGGGCCGCGTGACGAGGAGCAGCAACGACAGCCCGGCGGCAACCCAGCAGGCGACCCAACAAGTGAGCCAACGGCGCAGCCGACTCAGCCAGAGTCTACCGGCAACCGCAATCAGAATCCGCAAGACGACAGCGAAAACGTCGATCCAAGGCCCGAAAACCGGATGGGCGACATCATGGACGCGGAACGCTCTCGAGGGCCAGACGGAAGCTCAGACGGGCCGGACGTTGCAGGCGCGACCGGCAGAGGCATCGGAGCCGCAGCAGGAAACATGGTTGCTCTCGGCGCAGCTCTCACAGCAGCAAACAAAGCTCTCGATGGGCTGACCAACACAGTGTTACGAGCAAACTCGGGTCTGGCGGAATACAACGCTCAGATCGCAGCTTCCGTGGGGCAGGCGGAGGCAAGGGGAATGGCTCGAGCGGCTCAGACGGGCGCGGAAATCGGCGACGAGTACGCTCGGATGAATGAGGCTTCGCAGGAATATCAAGACATGATGACGGACATCAAAGCGCCGCTCCAGTCCGCAGGCATGGAGATACAAGCATCAATTCTTGAGCTACGTAACTGGGCGCTTAGCTGGGTAGCGGAGCCGCTCGCTTCTCTAACTGAGGGCGTGGACGACATTGTAGATTGGTTGTTTCAGCGAGAAGAAACGGATGATCTATCGACAGCAACGGCGGGTCGAGCTTTTCTTAGTGACGTGCGAGACGGCAAATTCGATGGAAACGGGACTGATTACTTGAACCCGGGCAACCGACCGCTGATGAGCGACGCAGACAGAACAAGGATTTTCGGCCCATGATTACCATTTACTACAACGGCTTAGCTCTTAAAGATTGCGTCGTAACGCGGTTTCAGCAAAGCGCAGTGCGTGACGCGAGCCAAACGGATGTAATTTTTCAGCAGTTCGTTATCACCGTTGAATCGACAACCGTTGAGACAGCTTACCAAGACCCGGGAATTGGAACGCAATACACTCGTAACGCCTTCAATTACGTTCCAGTCGGCAGCCAGCCGCAATCGCTTTCTACGGTGCTGCGCGAGTTGCAGGATCGCTTAACGCAAAACAGACGGGACTTTTGGATGGTGCTCGGAGGGCAAACGCCGGGCGATCCAGCCGAGGATTACGAGCAAACTATCATTGTTGCAGCAGGAGCCTTGCAGGATTCCAACGGCAACGACGAGATGGTGCAGAACCCAAGAACGGGTAGCGGCACTGTTGCGCGTTTTCAGGTCATCGACGTGGAGAATGGCCCGCATGTAGAGGACGTAGCAGTAGAGCAGATTTTCGGCGGCAAGGCGGCGCGAGTGTCAGCGACATTTAAGGTAAGCGTCGTGCCGTGCGGAACCGACGGTTATCCGAACATTAGCCCAAACCCGAACGATCAGTGGCTCACGCCCGACCGTGAAAACGGCGTAATCTTAAATAACTCGTGGGGAATTACCGAATCGAAAGATCAGAACTGGGTGACAACCCGAGTGATCGAGGGAGAAATTCGCACCCGGCATCATACGTATTTCGCTCAAAACTACCGCGATATGGTGCTACCGCCGCTGTTTGAAGGCTACCGGAGGATGAGCCAGCGATTTGCGACGGACAAAGCCGGTACGGTGATGAAATACGTCATCGAGGACAAGCAAGAGTATGCGGCTCCGCCAGCGCCCGCAATTTCATGGAACGCGACACACACAGAATCGACGACAAACAACGGGGCGGTGCAAATTGCGAACTTCAATATAAAACTTACTGGCGGACAAAACGTAGACAAGCAAGAGCTTATCGACGCAGCGGGCCAAGTGCTTACGCTCCGCATACGAGACATTCAAAACAGTGGAGACAATAACAACAACAACGTCGTGCTCAATGAAATGGCGGTGATAGACCAACTCGACCAGCCGACCATAGAAATGCGAGCGAGCGTCAAATACACGACGGCAGAAGTTACGTTCCTGAGCCAACGAATAAAGAGCATGACCGGCGGGCGTGGCGGCAATCTCGTACCTTCAGCGGACAACCCGGGAATTGCAGGGTACGACCCGTGCGTATGGTCAACTCCTTTAGCGTATGATTCAGAGCAGCCGGTATCGCTTCTGCAATGTTATCTGCAAGAACCATGCACAAAATATCACGGCATGGTTGGCGAGCAAAAATACCCGAACGCTGCGTGGGGCTATGAACGGAAAGACAACCGGCCCGCGTACCCGCAGGACACGCTTGTTGCGACGCTCAACCTAAGAGACGACGTTTACACATGGAACAAGCCGACGGCAAATAGCCAAGGGCAGGTGAATCCGCAGAAAGAAAAGAAAAACGACCTCTACTATTACCCGTACACGATGTACCAATACGCGACGACGTACGACCAGTCTCGCGGAATGATGCACTTGCCGATCAGCTCTTACGACAGCGGCAGCGGATCGCCGAACGACCCCAAGCCGATAACAGCCGTGGCTCTCAAAATGAATAGCGGCGTTACTCGAGTGACGTTTGAGATAGCGGCAACTCGCAACGGATACTACCCGCTCATCCCGCAGTTTCTTGAGGAGCGGCAATTACCGAGCGGCTCTAGGATGTATCTGCTCGACCAGCAACTTACATTGCGGCCACCGGAAATTGGAGCGGATGGTAATACAAAAGCGTACGGGCTTGCACTCAGGCTTATCTACGGAGTTGAGCGAGGCATCGGCAGCGACGAAGAAATCAACCCCGGCGGAAATCCTATCGACAAGAACGCAGCAGTCCAAAACAGCTTCCAGTTGTCGCAGATAATGGACGACACCGGAAAGCTCGCTATCGCAGCAACAGAGGAATCCTAAATGGCCGACATCATCCGACGCTTCACCACGCAGATGGAAGTCTTGCAGCAGTTGCGGGACAGGCTTATCGACGAAGTTCCAGCGTACACCGAAGCGAATTGCTTTATTCTCGACCAGCCAGTGCCACCGGACTTTCCCATTGGCCGCGAGGTATGCACCATCACGCCCGGTGGCGGTTCGTTCGTGGAGCCAATGTTCACGGGAGGCGGGTACACCACTCTGACAGAAAACGCTACGACGGTCATTACACCGATGGTTCGGCAGGTGCGAGACGCTCCGAGGACAGCTAGCCGAGCACTGCTTTCGCAGGCAGACGGATTGCTCGAGCGGAAATGGCAAATACTGCGGGCATTGCTTGCGGACGACTTCGACCTACAAATTGTGGACGACGAGACAGCTCTTACGAGGATGCTCCTGCGGGAGCAACTATCGGTGAGGGCAGCCGACCCGCCCGGCTTTACGCAGGTTGGGCAAACACAAATGCTCGGACTGAGCATCACATTCAACACGCCGTTCGACTGGGGAATCTGGCAACTAACGCCAGATAGCGAATAACATGACCGACACGTGCAAGATATGGTTCGCGGCAGGGCAAGCCAAAGTGCCTATCGTCATGGATATTGACGATCAGGTAGGCGTATATCTGCGCAAGCGGTTACGTAACTCCGAATGGCCGTTTGCTAATTACGCGGACGACGAGTTTGCAGCAGCAATCAATCATTCAACGGGCGTGGTCGGCAACCGGCAGATGGACACGGACTTGCCGGAGATTACGTACAACTCGCTTCTGCTACCCGGCGGAGCGGCTCGATTCGGTCGCGGTCTGTTTCTGATTGCAGGCGAGCATATAAGTGATCTGCTTTCAGCGGCTTGGCAAACGTCGTGGAGCGGAGAGGGCAATATCCCGCAAGCAGGCAACGTGCAAGCCGCAGCAGTAACGCTCAACATCACAACAGCGAGATCCGACTTCCGAGCAAAGCTCTACCTGCAAACGCCGATACAGCTAGACGTGACGACGGCGCAGAGCGGCGACAAAAGACAACTATGGTTATGCCCGTTTGTCGATGCGAGATTTGCAAAGCTACACCACGTTACCGACCCAGAGACGCTCGACGTAAAGTGTTCGGCTCCGAAAAGCTGGACACAGCTCGCAACAGAGGTCGGATCAGTCGGCC